GCGTATACGTTTCCTGAAACCACCCGAAGGTGGGAGTCTTTAATATTCAGGTACGTATTCAAATTATTGATAGACATCTAATATAACGTAAGAAATGATTTACGTGTTATTAGGTGTGACTATTCTTCCTCGGGTATAACCGTAGCATCCGGTATTGTGGGCCAAACAGGGTTCGCCGGATCTTCGGTCGCCGTGGGAAGGTCGCGAAGGGCTTGGCGGTACTCGAGCCATTCTCTCTGTTTATCGAGGGATTCGTGTGGCCAATCGGGAAGGGCGTACTTATCCGTGTCAAATAAAAATTGGTCGCGTTTAGACTTTAAAACGTCCATATAAGATATACTAAGAATTAATATATACTCGGTCGAACGAAAATGCGTGCACACACCCAATTCGTACTATTGCTCATATTTTCTGCGGTACCGTCGTCTTTGTGAAGTCCGCCATATAATTTACCGACATGATTAGAAGTGCCTCCTTGATGCAAAATCCAGCCACCATCACTGTACCCATAATCGTTGTACCCACCCTGCACACCACTGCTGCCGGCGATAGCATAATACCACGATCCTGATGTCTGAATTCCGTAATTTCCACCGGTAACCGGTGTTCGAGATGTAAACCCGTACCCATCATCACTGGTAGCCAAACCTGATCGATCAACTATCCCACTCACTCTACCAGGGTTAAATGCTTGAGCTAAGTTAGCTCCACGCCAAACGGCCCCTAAACGCATACCTCCTTCGTAACGACTGGCGAGGCTACCTCCCGATACATATACCATAACATCTAAATCATAACCACTGTTATTTGAAAGAATGTTAATCGGTACGGCGAACGTATTATCCCAACGTATATTTTTTGAATCGCCTATACTTTTCGTAAATAAATCGAGATCACCGTCAGTGGGATGAGATCTTACCTGATACCCGTTTCTGGAAATTTGAGCCATGCACATCCAACCACCACCTGCTAAATCAGGTTCACAATATACGTTGTAAACTTTACTACCACCTTGTGTACCTACGATAGGATACACACTCTTTGCACAATTTCCATTCGCCATATGATCCCACATCGTAGGTAACGCGAGGGGGTGACTCGTTATGTACCGGATATCTCCCATGACGTTCACGGGTCCGGAAATGTGCAGGGGTTGGGGGTTCGCCACACTCCCCGTGCGACCCATATCGTAGAGGGTCTTGACCTCTGAGGCGGTGAGGGCCGTGTCATAGAGTTTGGCATTTGACACGGAACCATCGTGATCGTAATTGTTCAGTTGTTTATTATACCCCAGTGCAAATGTTGCCTCGGGTTCTAAATTTAATGTACTCGATGAACCAAGAGAATTCCAAGATTTTTCTTGACCGTTTATCCACATTCGTCTACTTATTGTAGCATTACCCGCTCCACCATTATAAACACATACGATGTGATACCATGTACCAGCCTCTATTTGACCCACCCCCGTTGTTGCATTATTACCGTTAAATGCCCATTCAATCTTCCCGGTGGTGAATATATGGAAGTGTGATACTCTATTTGTCGTTCCACCGTGAACGATTGTCCACGCATTTTGTATCGACGTACTATTTGGGTTTGTCATTTGATCTAGTTTTATCCATACACTCACCGAATGCGGCTGTGCACCAGACCATCCAAGTGGGGGTGATTCTACATAATCAGCATCCCCATCAAACACCAACGCCTTCTCGTTCGCGTTATACGCAGCTGTTCCTACAAAAACACCGTCATTCCCCCTCCCACTCGTATCCCGCACAGCCCCCTCAAAGGTGGGGTTGGTCGAGGTATTGTATTCCACCACGAGCCGGTCCCGCCTAGGTGTATCGTCCGCGTCGAGAGGCGGTCCAATTCGGGGAACATTTAACGATTTCGTGAGGGTCAGTTGGCCATCGTGGAGGACGGATTGACCCTGCTCACGGGTACCGAAATAGCTGAGTTCACCGAAACCAATCCAACCATCAGTTCCATTCACTCCAACTCTCTTTGTTGGTTGTAGTCTAAAGTATGAGTAGGGGGTTATTGAATTAACGAGTACACTTTCTGGGACACCGGTGGCGAGTGCGAGACCTCCGTATGTAAGACCTGTGAAAGACTTCAATAAAGTCCAGTTTACTCCATCATTACTTCCCCAAAGGTTACCAGCTGCGGGACCGCCTGGTCGACCATATGGCGAGCCCGCCCTAGATTGAATTGTGACATGGTCCAATGTAATTTTATATGGAAGTTTAAGTTCTAACCATTCACCGTATACACCATTTATATTGGCCGCTACAGACGGATCTACGTCTATATAACCATTTAAGGTGTAGCGATTCATCGCAGATAACCAAGAGTCGGAATGGACATCTCTACCAGTGTCACTAAATACGTACCACGATTTATAAGTATCCGATAATACACTACTCGCACTCACACAAAACTCCCCATGACCCTCAAAGTATGTCTTGTAGTCAGTCATAGCCCTAGGAGGAAACTCTTCCGGGACGTGGGGTTCATCCGCCACACTCAAGGATCCTTGGGGTGCATCCGTACCGATCCCCAATTTTCCTTGTTGAAGAACCATCTGCGGTTTCGCGCGCCCGAACTCATCCTTTTGGGCATCCCAAATCTCGAGGGCTTGGTCCTCCCCAATAAACTTGTCGTAGACCCTAAAGTTCGCCACCTTATCGATGTTCCCACCACCGATCTGGATGGGGATGGACGAGTTCTCTTCTGTGCCTATATATGCAAGGCCTTTAGCTGATAAATTGACATTCCCATTTTTACTCGTAACAATAAATAAGAAAGTTTGCCAGTAGTTCGTAGTGTCAGTTGGTGTTAAATACCTTTCCGCGTCTGATACAGTTAACGCTGTGTTACCTAAAAGTGTAGACCACGTTGAACCATCGTTATTAGAAACCAAAAAGGCCACGCGATCTGGTGCAGACGTGGAATCCGCGTAGGTCTTTAAATAAATCTGAGAAACTTTGATTTTACGTGGCATCTTAATTTTAACCCAGTGCCCGTAATAATTGACACTGTCAGCTGTGTGTAAAGGTGCACTTGTATTGGCATTAAAGTCACCAGTTATATCATATCCCTGTAATGCTGCACTTTGACTATTTACAGAGAATGCCTGCCATTGATTATCACCATTAAATAATTCCCAACCAAATCTTTTTGCTCCTAGATTGTGAGTACTATCCGACACAATATACCCTCTTTGAGCATATCCACTGAAATTACCGTAAATGTGCGGATACTTCAAGACATTCGTGGGATCGGGAAGGCGGACCAGGTCATTCTCGCGGTGGCCGTAGTATTTGATATTAGCAAATAGAACTTCACCACCGGTTCCAGTTATAGCAGATGTGAGCCACACATAATATTTGTAAGAGCGATCTGCATTAATGGCTAGATCATGATACACATCTTCAACTGCTGTTCCACCCGTTACAGATTTGAGTAACGTCCAGGTGTTATCGTCATTACTACCCAAAATAACAAAATTTTTAGGCATGTAATTAGTGTAGGTAGACAAGTATGAAATATAACTCAATTTCAGTTTATGTGGCATTTCTAATTTAATCCATTCACCAGAATGTTGTCCACCGTTTGTATCTGTAAACTGGACACCTGTAGCACCCGGCCCACTTATCCAATTATAACTTCCAGACGTCTCGTATGTGTCGGTGATAGACTGCCAATATGGCGCGGCGATGTCGGACCCAGTGACCAATGGGAGATCATCAAACGCTTTCCATGCAGGTGCGGTACCGACGGATCCAGCAAAACTACTCTCACTCACCACATACCCACCCTGTGAGTACCCCGTCATCGCGAAGGGTGGGTAGTCCCCGAAAGTATCTTCGGCTTGGTCCTCGGAGACCTTCCGGCCATCGAGGTAGGTGACCCGGGAGCCACCTTCACCTTGGTACGCGTAGGTCAGGTTGTGCCACGTGTTCGATTGAAGATCGAGGTTCACCGAGTCCAACTTCTCCTCCGAGGCGATCGAAAAAACACATGTATTGGAAACGTTCGCCTCCAAATTGGAGGAATTAAACCATACGGAAACCGCGTGGGGTTGGTCACCTTCCAAGAAGGTATTGGCCTCTACTGCAAGGTTAGAGGTTAGGGTTCCGTTAAGGGTCCAATATTTATTAGGTGAGGTCATAGGTGCGTCGTTCCCCGAAGGGTCGGGACCACCCGAAATTTGGTTCGTTCCTACCCCCGTCGCACCATCGACGAGGACTTGGACACCCGTCAATTGTGGGTTATTGAACCGGGATTTAAAGGTCGTATCGACTGAATGATCGCCCGTGGGTGGATTCTCTTCGGTACCGTAAAATATCAAATCATTAATAGTCATGTATCCCGTACGACTAATCGTCCGTGTTACGACTAAACCGAAATATGTATAGGCTACGGGGGTTGAAGTTAGGGTATATGAAGTACCTGTTGTAGACGGATCTGCACTAACTACAGATAAAAT